ATGAAGAAAATCGCCGGTTTATACCAAAGCTACCTGAAGGAAAGAAATGATGAACTGCAAGAAATTTCAACAGGAGGAGAAAAGATGGAAAAACTCACTGCATTTTTGAAAGAGAAGCTGAACGCTGATGATTATTTCACAGCTGAAGAATTATTAAACGAGCTGGTAGCCGAAACCGAAGAAAAAGGCTTTACTGCTGGATGCAAATATACCAGTGGTCTTGCAAAAGAACTTTTCACAGAATAAAAAATAAGGGGCGGATATACCGCCCCGTTTTCTTTACCGTTTAGTCAGCACTGCAATACTGCCTTTGCTGGTCACTTCATACCCCAGCACATCGGCAATGTCTCGAATTTTGATATAGTTTACACCGTCCTTCAGGATACGATCCACGATAAACTCTCTCCCGTCAATGATCAATTTCGCCTGTTCAACCATCTCGTCATCTACCTCCTCTTTCACTGTGTAATCGATGTCTTTCAAAATCAGCCAATGCGTAAAGCTTGCCTTGCTCAGCTTATTCTTTCGGCAGCCATAAGCACTTCCATCCTCGGCAATGTATTCTCCATTACCGATATAGATACCAATATGTCCCTTCTGCCACACAGCCGCCCCGATCGGCGCCTTGCTGATGGTAGAAATGGGATGAACCTCCAAAGCCGTGTCATGGTATCCCTGGGAGTTGCGGACAATACCCGTTGCCCAACTGATCAGACCAGAACAGTCACAACAGACCTTTCCGACCTTGTTTCTATCGCTGTCCCAGACCAAAGCACCATACATGGATTTCAGTTGGTTGTACTTTGCAAGTGTCATGACCGTACCCTTCATTCCATACACATACGGCACACCCAATTTACTTTTGGCAAACGCCACCAGCTCTGCTGCTGTTACTTTAGCCATCAATAGCCACCCCTTCTCTAATTTCCTGTACCAAAAAGCAGTTTTCCACATAAGCCGCTACTTGTTCATTTTTTGCCAGCATTTCCCGCATCTGTTCCAGCGCTTCATCCACCCAACCGGAAAACGTATCAAAAGAAATCACCGCTGCCACTGCTGGAAAACGTTGCACAAACAAATCGTAAACCTGACGCAGTTTCAGCTGTCCGGTACCGCCACCCAGTTCTTTTTCCGCTTCGGTCACCGCATACAGCAGCCATTCCTTGATTTTGGCAATCTGTTCTTTTGTAGGCAATTTAAAAAAGCGGTACAGCATAAATCCTGCTGCCACCGCTACGCCTACACCAGCAATGAGCAAATACCAGTTTTCCATTAAAAATTTCACAGTATCATTCATACTTCAGACCTCCTTATTCGTCCAAACTTCTTCTTGTTTTGCGTTGTTTGTTTCCCGGTCAAATCGCAGTTTCTCCGCCTCTTTTGTTTCCTTAAAGGACTTGATGCAATAGGTAATGACCGTACCAATGATGGCGGTCACCACCGTCATGGACAGGTTTTCTGCGATTTCCGTTCTACCTAAAAAAGCCAGCAAATAGGATAATTGCAAATCAAAAACTGAGATTGCGAGAATCCACTTTACCAGCTTTTTGGTATATGTATTTCGTTTTCGTTTCATTGGCTGTACCACTTCCCGTCCAGCTCATGAAGCCGCTGTTCATGATTCTGCAGCATGGCATCCTGTTTTTCATTGTGTGCGTGTATTTTTTTATGTTCTTCCTTTTTCTGCTGGTTGATTTCCTCCACCTTATCTCCCATGTATATAATCTGCTCTGTAAGCCTTGCCACAGCGTTTGTCAAAGGGATAATGGTTTTAATCACGGTTATAATGAATCCGGCAAGAAGAACAATTCCCGCCACAATATCCCAAGTCATATATACCACCTCATTTCACACCAACGTCCCCAAACCAATGTTGTCAAATATTTGTTCGTTTTGTTCGAAAATAACCATGTAACCACCACCGTCATTCAGTTACGCCATATTTTGACAATATTTTACCGCACACAGGGTCTTTCAAAAGGTTTTTTACTTGACCTGGTGGTAGTGCGTCAATCAATTTCTGGAAATCGGACGACTTTTCTTCAAAACTTGCAATCTCGTTCACCCTTTTTTCTACTGCCTGTTTAAGCTTCACTCGTATCCACCCCCAAGTCTCTCAAATACCCAAGGTATTCCTGTTCACGGTTTACCACGCAAGACATGATATACTGTTTTTCATCCTCACTGATGGTTCCAGCAGTGACCATCTGGGAAAGCCGTTCCTTTGTGATTTCGCCTTTCTGGTATCTCTTTTTGTAGTAGTCCAGAAAATATTCCGCCCCTGATTTCATACGATCAGCCCCCTTTTCAAAAGTTCCTCCATGACCATATCCACTCCTTCCTGACGGATTTCGTCTTGGCTTTTACTTACGGCTGCATAGATTTTTTCGTCGATGGTTGGCTCTGATTCTGGTAGTCCTGGAATAGCTTCATACTCAATAACGGGCTCTTTCCCATCCCATTTAAAAATTTTGTAAAAACCTTCCTGCTCATCGCCATCAAAAAACGAAAATTCTCCATCATACCATACAGCATCAGGAACCCCTGAAATTTCTTCTTTTTTCATTTTTTCGTTTTTAGCATAGATAACATTTTCAGATGTTAAAAATAAGACCATGCTACCCCTCCTTATTCATAATAAATAATCATCTTTGCTTGACCAGAACTTTCTACCCGTTTTATTGGCATAGTTACCGAAAATGAATCTTTTACAACTACTCTTAACGGGTTTTTAGTATAGGATGTGGAATTGTTGGAGGACAAATCCAAAACTCTGGAAGATGTATTGTTTGTCATAAATTCTGCAAAGACAGCATCATATAAATTACCACCACTAGCAGAAAATTTATATTCTGTACCATCCACTTCAAAAATATACGTACCGGACGTTGTTTGAAAACCACTTGAGCCAAAAATAATAGCTTTTATTTTTTTCTTACCTTTTGAAAAGTTAAAAGTACCAGTATATTTGCCACTACCACTAGGGACATTTACGGTAACTACTTCTTTTTTCATTCTTATAGTATCGAAAACGTCTAAACCACTATAGTTTTGTTTTATTTGCCCGAATAGTGTTGCACTTCCAGATGTATCCTCACTAGTTCCAATCTTTTCGTCAATCCCCGTTACTTTCGTCAGCACCTCTGCCAGATTTTCCAGCAGCACATTTTTCAACTGTGCCAGCCGTCCAAATAAGGTTGGCTGTGTGTCGGCGTCCCCTTCTGTGCCGATTTTGTTTTTGATGTCCTCTACTGTTGCCTGCTGAGCCACATCTGGCAAAGCCTCATTGATGTTGTTGACCTCTGTCTGGGTATTGTTGACCTGTTTCATCAGATAATTATAACCATGTTTTTCTGTCAGCCCCACTTCTGTCCCATTCGGACTGATGGTCTGCCCTTGCGTCCAGTTTTCCGGCAAATCCGCTGGTAATTTTGGCATAGGTCATCCCTCCTTTACATCTACCTGAATTTTATGGGTGAAAATCGCCGGCTCTGTTACCGGCACATATACGGGAGAAGTCGTCAGCACATTCCCATCACTGTCCAGCAGCTCAATCTGTGTGACCAACGTGGTCTGCTCTGCTGTCACCGTATACTGCACCTGTGCCACATTTCCCACCGTTGTTCTATCCAGCGAAGAAATGACAATACTGCCATTGATTCTGGCACTGGCTACATTAGGCGGGATGGCTTTTGCCGTATCCTCCAAAAGTTCTTGCTGCACACTATAGTTTGATGGCACCACGACCACCTCCTTATCTTCTGTCAATACAAAGGGCGTCAAACCCAATCCCCACGAACCCAAACGGTACTGCCACACCACAGCAGACAAAGCCACGGTTTCACCTAAAGCAATTTGGCTTCCCACAAAAGGTTGATTGATGAATACGATATGGGCTGGTTTGATTCTCCCAACCGTATAGGAAACCTCCGTGGCATAAGACTGGTTTTCTGCACTGCTGAGGATATACAGGGTGTAGTTTGGATAGTCCACATGGATTTCATATTTCCCCTTGCCGATGATCTGGTCTAACTTCTGATACAGAAACCCAAGGGTAAAAGGCGGCTGCATAGAAACGCGGTTCAGCACCCGCTGTCTGCGAAAATCCAGCGTTTCCGTCTGGGGATTCGGCACAATACCGAAAATCTTTTCCCATGTGGAAACAGCCCCTTCATCCATGGTCTGAAAAAAGAAATTGTCTGCCACCGCATTGATAGCAGCGGCAAGGGCTTCCATCTGGGCGCTTTCCGTTTTACAAATTTCCTGAAAATCCAAAATCCGCCGGAACCAATACGGCAGATACCGCAGTAAATCCGTATCAAGTTGCCACATTGAGGTTCACCGTCCCTTCTTTGGGTACCTGCTGTACCGTCCCTGTCTGGGTCAGTATCACATCCTGCGCCTGACCATTCATTTGCACATTGGTGGCATTGACCACACCCGGCACTTGAATGATGGCAGCAATGACCTGCGCCAGATATACATCTGCCTGATACTGCACGCCGCCGGGGACAGTAGGCGCCGCCCATCCCTTCCGCACCTGCAGCAGATACGCGGCAATGGCATCTTCCACCGGCTGCTGTACCTGCCCGATCTCATAGCCAGCCGCCAGCGTCAAATTGGCAGTGACATTGATGGTGACAGCTTCTGGTGCGACAATGGTCACTTTGGCACCGATGGGAGCCATACCAAGTCCCAACCCCTGATTCACAGGTGGGTCAACAGCGTTCTGCACCGTTTCCACCAGCAATTCAGACGCAGGCGCAAAATCCGCCCCAATGATGGAGCATTTCACCGTACCACCGCCGTTCCATGTGGGATAGACCTGTACACCGCCTACCCCTTCCAGCCCACCAATAAACTCTCGATAGGCTGCCACATTGCCGCCGAAAGGTTTTTCGTTCAGGGCATTGATGATACGCTGCCGAAAATCATCATCCGTTTCCACATCATCCCCAGGAATCAAGATGTCATCAATGACTGCAGATTCCAGCCCAGGAAGATACGTAATAGGCAGGATGTTCCCCGTATAATCATTGCCGATAATGCCAACTGTTTCCGCTTTTAACTGAAATTCATTGGGGTTATCTGTGGTACCGCTGACAATAAAATTGATACTGTCCGCCCCGTTGATGGTGGAAAATCTTGCCCCCAAAGGCACTGACTGTGAAAATTTACCCAGACGGACAGCCGCCGACGCTGGGTAACGTGTCAACCCTGCGATGACCGCCAGAAGGTCTAAGGACTCGCCCACTGCTGTTGGAATGTAAGCGGAAAGCTGCACCTGATCCAGTGCCAGATAAAAGGCTTCCAGTCCATAAGCAGAAGCGCCAACAGATGTCTGGATAAGGCTGCCCTCTCGCTTGTCATAGGAATTGGATACCTGCCCCAGCATGGTCTGTAACAGGTTTTGGTATGTTTTGCTGCTGAAATCTATCAAGCTGTTCCCTCCTTTCGCATAAAAAAAAGCACCCACGACTGTGAGTGCCTGATATAATTTTTATTTTGCTTGACCTATGGAATCTAAATGTTCCATTTCCGCATCAGCGTCATAATGATCTAATACCTGTACGCCTGCGGGGTCAAATGCGCTTGCTTTGATGATGATAACCTCATTATCTTTCACAACTGCACGGTAACTATAGGTATATTTTATATCGCCTGTAGCCGGTGTCGTGAAGCTTCCGCTGCCGATATATTCCTGCAGGTCTTCTTCGTAGTATGCCAAATGGTCTGACATTGTGTAGGTACATTCCGCGCCAACACTGGTATTCAGGCTTTCCAAAAAGATTTTATCTACCTGTTCTACCTTTGAAGAATTGCCCATCATAGCCACACAGCTTACAAGCCCGACAATGACCACCAGAATCAATACAATCAAACAGCCTTTTGCAGGCGTTTTTCCCTTTGAAGCAATGGCTTCTTCCCTTGTCACTGTCTGCATGGGTTTCTCCTTATCCAGCTTTGCCCCACAGCTCTGACAAAATTGGTCTGTTTCTCCCACTGCTTTTCCACATTTTTTGCAAAATTTACCCATAAACATTCCCCTTTCTATTTTCCTTCATAATATCACAATCCGAAAACATATAAAAGAGAAATCCACAAAATGTTGCAAAGAAAAGCAAATTTTTACACTGTAATCCGCTGTGGAACAGGTCCATATACCGTCTGTACCGTAAATTCTACGGTCAAACTATCCCCATTCACCTGATAGGAAAAATCTGTGATTTCCGTCATACGCCTATCTGTACGGATGGCATCTTTCGCTCTCCGCTGAATCTCCAAAGCCACATATCCGGGATTTTGTCCAACCAGACCTTCCCATTCCATACCAAAGTTTGGGCTGTAAATCTGCCAAAGGAACCGCTCTACGGAAAAAAGTATCTCCACTGCCTGTTTCACAGCGGTGAACCCGTCAGCCATGCCAGAGATACGCCCTGTCACTGGATTGACATACCATGTGTACGAAGGCTGTTCCGTAAAGGTCACACCTTGGGAGATATTGATCACATTTTCTGGCAAAGTTGCCATTTCTCACACCTCCTGAAAAACTCTGGACAAAACCACATACTTCTGCCCATGCTGCACCCGCAGCATCAGCACCTTGTCCCCTAATTCCAGCCCTCGGTTTAACGTGATAAAGCCGTCATTGGGTAGCGCCTGCCCATTCTCATAGCAGGTGATACCCGTCAGCTCCGTGGAGCATTCTCCCGCAGGCATGATAGTAGCGTCTGTGACAGTATGGTTGTGGGTGGTGTCATGGCTGTGTGCAAAAGTCGTTACTTTCTTTTCAACAACAGAAGCCGTCAAATAAAGCACTTGGGAACGCAAAGGCGCAGCCTGATTGTCTGTTGTGATTTCCAGCGGCTTCACCTGTGTGACCGTTCCTACCACCAGATCGGTGGGCTGCATGGCTCTGTTGTTTTCCTGAGTAATCTGCTGTAATACATCTAATAATTCCACACAATCACCTCAAATCGCCAACGTATCAAAACTCATGGTATGTTTGTCATTCTCAAAAGTATGGGTGATTTTTTCAATCATAACCTCCTGATCAAGATCGATATCACCCAACCCCTGTATTTTCATCAGAATCATCATTCCAGCCCGTAGCCCCAGCACACCCAGAGATTCCACACTGAGGGTACGCAAACGGCGGTTATAGTAAGAAAGCATGGTTTCTGCCTGTTCTCGCATCTTGGCGATATTAGTTTCCCCGTCTACGGTATGATACAGCCGCAGCAGACCCCACCGACCGATATTGGCAGTATCCTTGGCTTCTACCACATCTGTCATGCCTGTTTCCTCGTTTTCCCGCACCAGCTTGATGCTGTTGTATGTCTGTTTGTCGATGTCCGTTTCATATTTGTAATCTGTCACCAAAGAATGGTCACCCAGTACCACATTGGTTTTCATGTTTGCCGCTTCCCGCAGGCTCAGACCATTGCCATCATCAAACAGCACAAATACCTTTCCGGTATGCAAAAGTGTCTGCTGAATGGCTGCCTCGATGATATCCAGACAGGATTGGTCGTCTTCCAGCAAGGAAGGAATGGGGTATCCCGTGTCCTCGATTGTGCTGACCGGCAGCTGGAAGTCTGCAGCGATCTGCTGTAAAATTTGCCCTGCCGTCTGCCCGTAAAAGTGATAAGAGGCATTGGCTTTCAGGTACCGCATACTGTCATAACAGGTCACTTCAATGATGCCCCATCTGTCTTTGCTCTTATGAAATACCCAGCCCAGGAAAACCACCTGCCCGTCCACAGAAAACCGTACCACATCTCCCTCCACAAAGGAGATGCCGCCAGCTTTAATGAGCGTAAAGGTAAATTTCCCCGGGCTTCCTGTGCGGTTGGTGGTATAACTCGCTGTGGACACACAAGGGGCAGCATCCCAGAGCTTTCCTGTCCGCTTTTCCGTGATCAAAAGTTCTGTTTTCACTATGTATCTACCCCCTGTAAGTCTCCTTTTTTGCACCAGCCCAAAGCCCCGCCGGATTCTGATTTTACATGTACCGGATAGGGTCTGTCATTGTCGTCATTGATGATACGGGACACCACCACCCGTCTGCCGTTACCGCTTCCGGAAGGATTATCGCCATAGCTGGAATAAAAATATTTTCCGTTTAAGGTTGCTGTCATACCCACATATAGCTGTCCTTTTGGGATGCTGCGCGTCTGCTCTGTGGTAGCTGTTGCGGGCTTTTCTGCCGTTGCTTCTGTCTGAATCTGCACCGTAAGGGGACTGTAGTCCCGATACTCTGTCAGCTCCAACGTATAGTAGAAGTCCCCTGTCTCACCGCCTCTTTCTTCGGTCTGGAAACCAGTCACCAATACATTGATGCCCGGGTCATTGACAAAATAAGGGGTGCCGTCCTCATAATACCTGGTAGGCGTATAGATCAGCACCTCTTTGTTTGCCATAGCGTTCCGGAAGAAATTGATGTAAAACTCCGGCGGTCGGAAATCACCGCTGGTCAATGTCATACGGTCAATCCGACCAGGGAAATAACTTTCGATGGTTACTTTCTTCAAGTTTGGGATTCTCGGCACCATAATGGGACCGATACCCAGCACATTATACTCCTCGTTTGCGCTGTCCTGCGAAACAGGAAGTTTTTCAGGGTTGACAGGAAGTCTGATAATATCAATGGCACCTGCACTTGGTTTTTGAAAAAACAAAGCAAAATCATTTCTTGCCGCCACGTTTCACACCTCCTATACCCTTGCCGTAGACTTCGCACTGCCGGCTGCTCGCTGTTCCTGCAGGATGATAGCCAAAGCGTCTGCCAGAGATTTCCGGTCAGCTTCTGTGTTGCCGGTATTGGCACCATTCACGGCGATAACAGGCGTCTGTGCTGTCAAATTGATTTTATTGACATATCTTTGGGTAGCCATATCCACCATAAGTTTGATGTCTTCTTTGGACATATCCACAGATTTTTTGATACTGCCCACATCTTTCCCGATGCCGCCCAATTTATCATTGATGTCACCAAGAGAAGCACCACCAGTGGAAAAGTTACCCAGATCAGCACCAACGCCACCGCCAAAAATATTGGAAAAGAAATTGGAGCCTTTATCGTAGCCGGAAGAAAATGCGCTGCCATAGTCTTTATATTCCATAGGAGAGAAATATTCTTTCCAGCCGGAAGACTCTTTTACAGCGGCTGACTTTGCTCCCAGATTATTGATCCACGACTCCACACCACTGGTCAGGTCTACGGTCACACCGGGTATTTTATTGACCAGCCCTTCGATACCGTTAGCGATATTCAGCAGGTAACCAAGGACTGTCTGTGCCATATCGTAAAAAAGCACTTTCACCGCAGCCACAGGATTATTGAACACATTTCCAATGAAATTTGCAAATACCGCAAAGCCGTTATACATGAACGCCACAGTGTTATAAACATGGGCGCCCAGCATCGACATTACACCGGCAATGATGCCTGTTGCAGATACTGACGCACCTGTAAAATGGTTATAGGCAGCCACGCCAGCATACAACGCCCCCACAATGAGTGCCAATCCCATCAATACCCATGTGATAGGCGATGCCAAAAGAGCACTATTAAACACCATAGTGGCGGCACTAGCTGCAGCTGTGTTGCCAGTCAAAACACCATACCCAATAGATAAAAGAGTCACAGCCCCATGATAAAGTGTTGTCGCAATGGTAGCGATTTTCGTCCAGTTTGCTGCTACCTGAAAGATGGCAAAAGCCGCACCTGCCCCCAACACCAAAGGACCGATGATTGCAATGTTATTTGCAAGCCAAGAAAGACCAAGCAGCACAGGACGCAGCCCCATAGTTGCGTAGTTTTGGAATTTAGTCCAAACCTGTCCCCATGTCATGGGCATTTCTTCAAATTTTGCATTGGTTTCCTCTGCCGCGGCAAACATGGCATTTTTTACGATATCTGCTGTGATAGCCCCTTCAGACGCCATCTCTCGCATCTGCCCAACATTCACCCCAAGATAATTGGCTATGGTTTGGGCAATCATAGGGGTTTGCTCTAAGATAGAGTTCAGTTCTTCCCCGCGAAGTACACCGGATGCCATGGCTTGTGTCAGCTGCAGCATAGCAGCTTGCCCTTCCGCCGTTTTCGTACCAGAAATTACCATCTGCTTATTCAGCTGTTCCGCAAAGGCAACGATTTCCTGTGTACTGCCAAAAGCATCACCGGCAAGCAACCCCAATTTGGATACCATCGCCGCTGTTTCTGCGTAAGAACCTCTGGCACGGTTTGCACTTTGGAAAATCATCCTGTTTAGCTGTGCGGTGGTTTGCAAGCCATCATTGATGCTATTTAGCCTTGCCGTTGTAGATACCAAAGAATCTGACATCTGCAGCAGCTCCTTGCCACCCTGCAGTCCAATATATCCACCGACCAGCCTTTTGACAGATGTGGTCAAACGGTCTGCCGAACCAGTACCACTTTCCATGGACTGGTTATACTCTTTCTGTGCTTTGGCAGCGGCTCTTGCCTGCCGTTCCGCTTCCTTTTCCGCCGCAGCGGCAGCACGGATACTGGCTGTCTGTGCCTTTGCCTGCGCCGCAGCCAGTCTTTGTTCCGCTGTCTGTACTCGTAAAGCCGACTGATATACGCGCGCCTGCTGGGCTGCCATTTTGGCAGCCGCAGTGGTTTCTTTTGTGACAGCTCCACTTTGCTCCATCATTTTGATGTAAGCACCAAGCCCAGCAGAAAACTTGTCCTCAATGGCTAATACTTCTCTGATATTACCCATGATATTCCATCTCCTTTCTCTGCTGTTCTCTGTCGTGAATCTCCTTTGTCACAAACTCAGCAATCAGAACCCGTTCCGGATATGGAAGTTCTGCATATTGGTGCGGCAGCATGCCGAAATTGACAAAGCAATAATATGCGATCATCGTTTCAGCATCGCCGCCGCCAATCAGTTTTTTGCTTCAGTTACTGTTGAGTCGTCAGCAGTAAAACCAGAAAGTTCACTAATTTTTTCACCCAGCAGAGCAAACTCGCCGGGACGTAGCATTTTTGCGACAACTTCGGTCGCATCCATGGTCCCATAAGCGTCACAAAGTTCTTTGTCCGTAAAATCAGGAAAAACTGTTGCAGCCACAGCCAGTTTTCTGCGGTAAGTGATCAGATCAAATTCTTTTACCATCTGACCGTCTGCCCCTCTGACCTTACGGAAACTCTGACGATTCAATGCATCATTTTCTTCCTGTGTTACAGATCGGATTTTGAATGGAACCACTTTCCCTTCTTCGTCTTTGAAACGATCAGAGATAAACACTTCCTTTTCTTCATGTACAGGGACGGGGTTTAAGAACGCAAATAATTTACTCATATGTTATCCTTCCTTTCTCAACCGCCATAAGACGCAGGCTCGTTAAAGCTCCGCAGTTTGGCTACTCTGGTATAGGTAAAGTTAAATTCATAATTCAGCATGGCTTCCTCACTGTCCAAAATGGAAAGGGGGATAGAACCTGTCAGCTCACATCCATAGTAAGCAATGGACTGACTGCCCACACTGCTGGAGGGGTCGTCGTTGGTGACCTGCAGATCAAACTGCGGCATATTACCGGTATTGATATACTCCAGCACCATGTCTGTCCAAAGGCTGGTACCATAATAGATATTGCCTTTGCCTGTCTGCTTTGCACCATTGGCTTTGTTCTGGATGGTTCTGGTTCCCACCACACGCATTTCCTTGCCTTGGATTTCTGCGTAAGTGGTGATATTCATCATGCCTGCCACTTCAATCTGTTTTCCATTTCTGGTGACAAAGACTTTTCCCTCGGCACCATTGACGGTATCTTTTGCCAGTAAATACATATCCACACCTCCTTACGCTACTGTGATTGTGATATACAGTTTTTCCGCTGCGTCCACAGGCTGAATCCGCAGATTGATGACAACTGCATCGATGTCATCCCCTGGCAGTACGTCCACGTCATCCGGTTCAAAATTCTGGATGGCATTGTTTGCCTGCATTTCCTGCAAGTATCCCACAATGACAGCTTTGAACAAATCCCGTCCTGTCGCATTGTTGTCTACCACACCGATGAAGCTCTCGGAAAACTGCATATACAGGTCATTGGCGATGGTATGCAGGGTACGGATAACACGGTTCTTCTGATAGGGTTTGGAAATATCCGCTGTGAATGTTGTCAGGCTGTTGATGTCAGAATCTACTTTCACAGCCCCATTTTCTGCAAATACCACGAATTTTCCCGCCTGCAGAGCTGCAATGATCTGGTCATTGGTCAGCGCCGGTGTCACAGATACGGCATCAAGATATTTGGCATAGGTCAAAGACTCATTGTAGTTTGCCCCTGCCTCTGCGCCGCCTACCCACCAGCAGAGCTGTTTGCCTGTCAGTGTCGTACCATCTGCAAAGGAAATACCTGTAATGTCTGCGCATACATTGATAACGAAACGGCTGTCAGGGACATTCAAGCCATAAGCAACCAGCTGGGAATATCTACCCTGTGTATTGGCAAGACGTTCCACAAAGTTGACCATTGCCGCCTGTGCAGTGCTGTCGTCGCCGTCATAAATGAGAATGTCAAAGTCATAGGCTTCAATATTGGACAGGAATGTGGTATAAGCTGCTGTTTCCACAGTGCCATCTGCACCCGTTGCCAGTTTCACCCCTGCTGTTTCTGTCAATGCACCGCTGCCGCTGAATGTCACCCATCCATTGGCTTTTAGTTCTTCCACATTTTTTGCCATCTGGGTATCCACCACAACACCATCCACAACGGTCTGCACATCAAAGCTACCTTCCGCGTCCGCCTGTTCTGTCACCACAATGGTGATATCGTTCCCTCTAACACCCGGATAAAGGGCTGTGGCTGTCATCTGCTCCTCTGTTACCGTTGCCTGCACGGCACTGCTTGCGGCAGGACGATACAGCAGCACTTTTGTAGCGCCGTCTGTCCGGTCACTGCCTTTGAAGATTTCCTGCAAAAACCGCGCCTGTGCCGTGTAAATGGGATAGCCACAGAAGGGGGTCGTATCTGCCCCTGCTGATACTTCCATGACCTTTCCAACAGGTCCCCAACTCATCGGCTCACAAATGGCAACCACACCACGGCTGCCAATGGACAGCCCCCTCTGGGACTCTGATGTAAAATTGATATAGACGCCCGGGCGTACCTTATCCTGTTTGGTCCATGTTCCACCTGCCATTATTTCTCACCTCCAAAAAAGGCATCCACCGCTTTCTGGGCTTCTGCCATGGTATACGTTTCTTCTGTCAAAATCGCCCGCAAGAAATCTTGCTGTACATGAGCAAAGCGCTCACTTTTCAGCAGCGCTTCCCGCTTGTACCGTTTTTCCTGGGACTTGTTTTCTTTTTTCATTCCACCACTTCCTCATTGTATTTTTCAATGGTCTGCATTTTGATGGTTTCTTTCGGAATCCGCACACGCTCTCTGATTTCAAATCGATAATGCAGTTCGTTCATATCAATGTCCCATTCCCTGTCATAGGTACGAATCTGTACCGGCTCTGTCTGTATGCCGTCTGTGTAGGGAAATGTTTCCATGTGCAAGTCCAAAATCTCCGCTGTCTTCTGGTATCTCTGCTGCAGATCGGGCAGGTTGTATTCTTCCAGACAGGTCAGGTCTAAGCCGATGGTACGCAAATAGTACCCGCCTGTTTCCAATTTGATGTTGCTGTACCGCTGTTGCAAGAACATACAGGGAATTTTGGTGCCCTGTTGATTTGGGTCCTGGTAGAAAGAAAATTCAGGTAAAAATAGTTTCAGATAGTTCGACAAAGAATCGGCAACCGTTTCCACCGTATAATTCATTCCATCAACCCCCTTATCCTTTTGTCCAGTTCTGACAGCACTGTTTTTTCATAAGCCTGTTTCCCTTTATCCGCCATGAACTTACCTTTGACATACTTTGTTTTGGTACCCACGACCATGCCCTCATCCTTGTTTGGGTTATACTCTAACAGACCGCTGTCTTCATTGATATAAAGTCCAGGCACAAAATGCTGATCCATGCGGTGTCCATTATTCACATAAGAGGCATAGTTCAGATTGTTCCGCAGTTCTGTTTCCACTTTATTTCCCGTGATCTGCGGCTCTGTTTTGCTGTCTGTTGCCCAATGCTGTTTCAATTCCCCGCTGCGGGTGTTTGTGCCACGCAAATCACCAGCTGTGGGCGGTGTGGCATCTGTTGCCGCCTCTATGGCACGCAGAGTAGCGTCCTTTGCCACCTCTGCCAGTACCCTTGGGACATCTTCCTGCGCTTTTTTCAGCTGTTGGATGCGCTGCTGTAAGCTGACTGTAAAACTCATAGCGTCACACCCTTTCCTGATGCAGCAGATGGATTTCCTGATGAGCAAGTCCTCCCATGATGTTCCCCACCGGTTCTGGGTAATAGTTGGGGTCTGCCGCAAAGGCTCGGATATTGGCAAAATTCCTGCCGATTCTTGCGCCACGATGGATGATCAACTCATCACCAGTGCGGATATCCACGTTCAAACCGCAAGCCAAGCTGTCCTCCTGATTGATATTTGCCGCTGTCTGCTGCATCTGGATGGCTTTCTTCCCAGAACGATATACCCGGCAAGGAACAGCTGTCAAAACCTGTTCTCTGCTGTTGGAAATCAGTGCCTTTGATTCATCCGGCACCACACGCCACACATCTACTGTATCGGTATACCATGCGTCAAAATTCATTAGCCACACCCCCTAAATAACAAGGGTTCCACCCATGCCCACCAGTCTTGCTTCTGTTGCCAGAATCTGACCATACTGGGTGGCGTTCAGGCTGCCCCAGTCCTCTGTGGCTTTGGTCAATGCAGAAGTGTCATAGGTTACGCTGGTATCTCCCAGTGTTTCCGATTTCACCACACCAACCAATGCCCCTGTGGCAGCCGCCTGTCCTGCTGTTTCACTGGCAGGAGCAAAGGTACGCAGATACAGGGTCCCATAATGGGCTACATATAGCCCAGCCGCATACCGCCAACCGTCCAGCCATTTATCCGGCTGGATAGATGTGTTCGCTCGGCTGATAAACTGATTCAGCATGGTTTCCGGCAATAGAGATTCTCCATCAGCTGTAAAAAACTGCGGGAAGTCCTGCTGGAACATTTCCGCTGTATAATTGCCTACCGCATGCCCGATATGAGACGCAGCGGCTTTGATACCCAAAAACTGTGGTTTCATACAGAACATCCCGCATCACCTCATTTCTTCTTTCTCTCAGGTTTTTCTGTTTCTTCAGGTTTTTCTGCAGCTTCCTGTTCTGCCTTTTCTGCTTCTGCTGCAGCTTTGGCTTTTTCTCTGGCTTCCTGTTCTGCCTTTTCTGCTTCTGCATCTGCCTGTTCCAGAGCGTTGTCCTTTGTGGTGGAAGAAACTGCAATCTTCCCGTCTTTTACCAGTTCTTCGAAGTATTTTGTTTTTGTCACCCAATCAGGCACAGAGCCGATGTAATCTTTGGGAATCGGATATGCCTGTCTGCCATCAGGGCTGGGAATGATGATGTTTCTTTTGGAAATGATAACTGTTGCCATCTTTCATACCTCCTTATTCGTCGCCACCAATGCCGTCCCAATATGTCACGGTGTTAGGATACATCATTTTGATTTCGGAAATATTCGCCATATACGCAGTGTCATAGCACACATGCGCCACATTGGGCTGTGTCATAATTCTGTTCAGGGGAACCAGCTCATCCAGACCAATAAAGCGTTCATGGTTGACATATACGACCATTCTGTCTTTGTTTCCAGTACCTGCGCCTTTGCACCACGCAGTTGCACCGATATACAGCTGACCTTTGCCTTCTTTGTTTACGATGTTGTTTTCCAGCAGATAGTCCAAAATGCTTTTGGTTGCCAGATCAGAAACCTTGGTATTCACCAGATACAGATACTGTTCATAAGGTACCAAAATGTGGTTGGGAATAGCTGCGCTGTCATAACCAGCCGCCGCCCAAGTAGAAGAAATGGCAGTGTTGATGTCCAACAGGATTTCGTCAGGTGTTTTGTCCTTCCAGTTGGTTGTACCTTTCGCACCATCTGCCACAGTGGTCTCTGTCACGTCAGGATGATTTACCAGACCATATGTACCATATCGCGCAAAACCAGCATAGACGTTCTCATCCATATGTTTGTCATAGCTCAGGCGGACACCCTCCTGAAGCAGTTGATCCAGACTTCTGCCAATGTAGCTAGATTTCTGCATATCCACAAACATGATACGCAGTGCCACAGAATATACATGCGCCTTAAACAGCCCTTTGTCCAGAGAAGCCTGTACAATAGGAATACCGTTTGCGCCACCCGCTGTGATAGGGCTGTCACCACTACCACCTGTTACACCATATTGCACAGACAAGGCAGAGGCAAAATCTACCCAACCGCCGCCTGTTTCGATAGGTACATCTCTAGGATATGTCACACTGGTCAGAGGCTGCCGGATGATTGGATCTCTTTTTTCCAGTTCAGAAGTCAAAAACGCATTGCCGGAAGCAATCCCTGCTGCGTCCATTACAGGCATACCCACTGGCTGTGTCTGTTTGGGAGTAATGATACCACCGTCAAAGACACCCATATTGTTATAACTCATATCGTTCCCTCCTTACGCATTGTTCATAGTCAGGATGCGCAGTTCTGCAATACCATTGGCATCTGCAGGACCTGCCCACTGACAGTTGGTCAATTCTACTACTTTGCCGCTGTCGTCTTCTGCCTCGAATCCACCAACCTTAGCAGTAGAGAAGCTGCCATTTTCTGTTGTACGGACATAAACTTTACCGCCCAGCTTTGCAGTACCTCTCTGGCAGAAAACATTGATGCTGCCTCTCTGGAATACAGGTACCGCTTCTGCGGGTGCGTATTCACCTTGTCCCTGATTGAGATAGTTCAGAGAGCTTTTCACCTCTCTGGCAGCAATGCCCACAAACTTATCCGCTGTGGAAGACGCCCCCATCTGTACCACTGTCACACCGTCAGCGGCATATTCCAGTGGTGCGCCGAAAGGAATATTTGTACTTCCTCCTGCGGGTCTTGTGTTGATAATCATATCAGGCTGTCTAGCATAAGAACCAGCCTGACCATTCGGCATACCAGTGCCGATCACCTGTGTATTCAGTCCCATATCTTTCACACTCCTTTTTTAATTTTGTAAATAACCTGCTGCTCGCAATTTTTCCAGAAGACCGTTAAAATCCTCCTGAGTAGGTGCAGCAGCAATATTTGCAATAGCAGGCATCTGCTTTACTCCTCCCAAAGCCTCTGGTGTGGCAGCCGGAAGGGTATAAGAAGGTCCTGCCGGTCCTTGTGGACCTGCTGGTCCGGGTTCACCCTGAGGACCTTGTGCCCCAGTTTCCCCTTTTTCACCCGCTGGTCCCTGTGGACCCGTTTCTCCTTTTGGTCCGGCTGGTCCCATAGGACCTTGTGGTCCTGCTGCGCCTTCTGTTGGTCCGATATATGCGATTCTTAATTCAGCAATGCCGTTTTCATCGGCAGAACCATTCCACTGGGCATTCACCAGCTGGATAGTATTTTCCCCATCTTCTGTAGCTTCCAGACCGCCAACCATAGCATCTGCAAATAACGGATTTTCTGCCACTCTGACATATACTTTGCCATCAATGACAGGGGTTCCCCTTTGGCACAGCACATTGATGCTCCCACGCTGGAATACAGACACAGCGTCTTCCGGGAAATAAGCTCCTGTACTCTGTGCCAGATAGTCTACTGCAGTTTTGACTTCGCGCCCAGCAATCCCAACGAACTGATTGGCTGTGTCCCCTGCTCCCATTGGTAAGACTGCGCCATTCTCTCCACGTTTCAATGCTGTTCCAAACAGGATTGGCATTTCTCCACCCAAAGGCGCGGTATTGACGATCATATCAGGCTGTCTGGAAAAAGAACCAGCAAAACCATACTGCATGCTTTTTCCAATGGATTGTGTTTGTAAACCCATACGCTCACCGCCTTATTTGTTTAAGTGTGGATTAAATTTGGCATAAGCCGCCTTCTGCTCTGCGCAAATGGTACTCATGTCTTTACGCTGGCTGGATGCTTTCTTTGCGCTGTCCTGAGTAGCGGCAAGGATATCTGCCCCCATATTACCGGAACGGATGGTAGACAGTACCGCATCTACAACACGTGCGCGTTCCTCCTTATTTTCAATAGCTGCCACAGCCGGACGAATTTTTTTCAGAAGCTCTGCAGTGAAAGCATCACCGGCAGTACATTTTGCGTCTTCCATTTCTTCTGCAGAAATAGTAACTGCCTTTTCCGGCTCTGCTGCAGGTGCTTTCCCGATCAGACGTTCAATTTCCTTGTCAATGTCGGATTCATCGGACATTTTCTTTTTGTCCATCTGATTTTCCATGAAAGCCCCCATCATTTCGATGAGTTTATCCAGCTTTGCACCAAGGTCGCCACCCTGCATACCATCTTCTGTTTCTTTGGGCTGTTCTTCCGTTTTCTTTTCCGGTTCAGTTGCAGGAGCTGGTGCCACCTCTGCATCCAGTGCCGTTGCCGTTGTTTCTACCATTTTTTCCAGTTCTTCAGGATTTGCGTCTTTTGCCGCACTTCCAAAGAGCTTCAAAATCTCTGTTCTGAATTTATTCATGCGATTCACTCCTTTTTCTGGTTGTTTGTCTTTGATAGCTACCTCATGCCCAGCACGCCCAGCCGGTACCACAGCTACATGGTTCCCTCTGATTTGTGTTTGTCGGTACCCGTTGCCATCTGGTACATAAATACAGGTGTAACCGCAGGAAACCTCCCGTTTCACACCATTTGCAATGTCGCTGATGAGAGAGGCATCGGTGATATGCAGATCTGCCACCAGCTTGTCGCCTTCCCTGCGCACATTCTGGACATGCCCCCGACTGTACGCTCCTGCTGTTTCCGGCAGAAGGTTGTCAGGCGGATGATTGTCTGTGACGATTTTCCCTTCAAAGGAAGCCATGGCAGCCGGAGAAAAAACATCTTCCTCATAACGGTTGACCGTGACGATTCTTTCCGGATCGCCATCCAGACCAAGTTCCCTTGCCAGATATTCCATGGTGCCTGTGCGGGCAATTGGGACATTTTTGCAAATCAAGAAGCCCTCATCCGTTTTGGTCTGATTTGGGCTGATTTCGGTACCGTAATATGTCAGCATCTATCTCACCCCCGGTACCAGTTTTTCCTGATTTGCACTCTGCCCTGTCAATGCTTCCACCAACATATCAGTCAAGATACTCTGATGGTCTGTTTCGTCTGCATTGATTTCCAGCAGCTTTGTTACATGCTTTTGTGGCGCCAGCGCAAGAATTGCTGTATAAAGGCGTACTGTTTCTGTTTCAGCCGCAAGGGCTTTCTTCAAAAGTGCAACATATCCTTCCATAGTGCCTCTCCTTTCTGTTGATTTTGGTGGTGGGGGTGGCGGTTTGTTGGGCGCCAGTCCTGATCTTACATGCAAATGGTCATTGGAAACCACTCTCTCCCTCCTTTTTTCCACGAAAAAAGCGCCCTTTCGGACGCTTGATTCTCTGTCTTTGATTACACTATTTTTTTAAATCTTTCTCCCACTGCTTCATAAATTCTTTTGCCGTATTTCTTGCTTTCCTTTGTTCTTCCTCTGATATCTCTACCCTGCCTACGACCTGCGCTGCAATGGGTTCATAAGATGTACGCCATAAAAATTTGTCGCGTGATGACAATTCTTCATATCTCTCTCTTTTTTCTTCATCCGGTAGCTGCAAAAATTCCCTGATTGTCAACTGTCCCATAAATCACGCCTCTTTCATGATGATGATATGCTTCCCATTTTTCTCAAAATTGTCCAATACAACAAACTTCGCATTTCTTTCATAAAGGACTTCTTTTTCTCCATCATTGAAGCCTTTCAGATCTCGCCCACGTGTGCCATCTGTAATGAGCATTTGAATATCTGCGTCAGGATTATAAATATCCCCCTTGGTTGTGGATGTATATTGTGAATAGATAACCACTTTTCCTGCTTGATGCTGCTGTAAAAATACTTGTTTGCTTTCTTCGGAAATAAAATCCACAGATCTTGTAACGCTTCCTTGATATGTCGGCAATTTCTGTAACGCCTGATCTAAGTTCATTGTAAATGCTTTCTGTTCTCTAGTCAATTCTATTCCCTCTCGCAAAGGTTCGTTCAAAAAATAGGAGCCAGAAGATATGTATTGATTTATAGCATACCGTTCTTCTTTTGAAAGTGGGCTATTTTCCTTGTAACGGGCTTTCCATGTTTTGTATTTTTCATCCCCCAGCCGCTTATGTTTCCGGAAGGTTTCAAATGTCTTTGGCACTTGATCTCCCAATGTCATGCGGTATGTTTCCCACTGCCGATAGTCCCGCAGCCAGTCAGCCCTTGCCGTTTCCTTTTTTCGGTAGGCGTCTATCTGCTTTTGAGTTCTGGGGTCCATGGTGGGTGGGTTCTTTTTGAAACTGGAAAAATCTTTGATTTTCTCTATTTCTTCTTCACTTCTGCCTGCCGGTGTCCATGGCATCAGCACATGAAGGCAGTTTGGATGGATATTCAAATAACTGTTGGTCAGATCATTGGGACCTGTTGGGTCAATCTTCCCAAAGGCAGAAGATAGGGGCGGAAAGTTTGGGTCTTTTCCGCTCTTGCTGTAAACTCGACCTTCCAGCGGCGCACAGATTTTGCAAGTAGTCCCATGGCTGCTTATCTTGTACAGGTCGTGTTCTTCGTCTGCTGTCAGTGTTGCCAGCACTTCCGCCTGTCTGCTGGTGGTTCGTGCCACCATGCTGCAATAGGTATGTAGGCTCCATCTCCTTCCAGATTTATCCACGAAGGCAGTCACGCCTTCCCTTGCCAATGCCTGAAAAATATCATTTGCGGCTTTCTGGGCGCCTTTCCCCATGGCTTGTGTCTGGGCTAATGTCCCCAAAGTAACCCGGCGGAAAATATCCCCCTGCGTTCTGCCGATCAGGGCATTTTGCAGGGTGTTCTGTGCCGTTCCTGATGCTTCCACAATTTCTCCCATAAGATTAGTCACCAGACGGTCCATAATGCTGTACTGTGTAGCGGTCAACGCCTCCGCATTTTCATATCCTCGGACATGTTTTTCCACTGGTTCCAATATCTTACGGGCTTCTGGTACCCGAACATAAAACTGTTGTTCTACCATCTTTGGTACATATTCCCAGCAGTCCGTTTCCATCTGTTTCAAGATTGCCTGTATCCGGTTCAGGGCTGCTATGGCATGATAATCCACCAATCCTTGAGAACGCAGCCGCCCGATCTCATTGATGATGGCTGTTTCCGCTCGCAGAAATATGGCAATCAGCTTTTCCAGTTCTTTTTCGTTTGGTGCTTTTTGAATTGGCATCTATCACGCCTCCTCAAATCCCAGCCCCATAAGCGGATCGCGCAGAGCCGTCACATCCTGAAAGGTCTTTCCTTCGTTTTTCTTGATGGTTTCTTCGGAAATACTGTCAAACATAGAAGTTTCTTCCGCCAGTTTTTTCAGTTCGCGCTGGGCAGTTGCCTGATCCAGCAGGTTAGCTTGAAAAGCGGCAATGATGGTTTCGGCTTTTGCCTTAGCGATTTCTGCCACTTCTTTGGCTGTTGGCGTCCAAAGTGGCGGGAACTGGATATCCATGTCTTCCGGAACGCCGCCCCATACGCTCATGGCAATGATGGGCAGCAGCTTTTCCAGAATGGGGCGCAACTTGCTTTCCCGCAACGTGTCCACGTAATCGTAATAATTTTGCAGATCACTTTCCCCTGTGGCGTTCAGTCCTGCCGGCGCACGCCCAAACAGTTTTGTGACTGGAATCCTGCTGGCACCGGACAAGTCAAGGCACATGCTGTCATAAATTTCCTGTAAGCCTGTAAAGGTGTACTGGGTATTTTTTACCGAATCTCCCTTGTTTACCAGCTGCATACCAAAATTTGATTTCAATACGCTCTGCGCCTGCATCATGTTCCAGAAACGCTGCTGGATGGCACTTGGCGCAACGGAAAAAAGCTGATCCAGATTTTCTACCTCCATGGAATCCACATTTGCACGGAATGTCAAAGCAGCCATATTCGCTGCCACGTTGTCATGTTTCACAACGTCCGCGTAAAGGGCTTCCACTTCAGATTCTCCCCAGTACATTTCTGCCATTTTTTCCAGATAAGGCAGTTCCCGACCGACAAATCGGATAATGCGGGAATAATGGACAGACACCACCGTACTGCCGTCTGCCATATTGATGTCATAGTATTTGGGCAAGCCAAAATCCGGGTCTGCCAAGTCGGAAACCAATTCCATACCGGGTGTGATACCGGACCATCTGTCAACGATATACAGCCCAGCAAAGGTACCCGGAAGTATAGTGTCCAGTTCCAGAGGTTTGGACAAATCTTCCTGCCCTCGAATTAAAATCAATCCAGCCGCGCCGCCATACAGCCTGCCCCAGCGCATCCCCTCATTGATGCGATCATATAGTTGCGTCTGACGTAAGCAGCGGTCAAGTTCCTGCTGGTATTTCGGGGAAATGGCACCGGATACCATAAAGCCTTCCCGCAGCATATCATCCGGTATAATACCCACTACATTCTGTACCACCCAGTTTGAGCGATACAGGCTGTTCAGCAGGGCATAGTCGTATGTCATGCGGGTCAATGGGTACTCTGTTGCTTCCAACGGAGATTGGGAGCCGTAACCCAAATGAAAAAGCGGATTGCTGAATGCATCCGCTGTCTGTACCGGCTTTGCTGCGCCGGTTTTCTTTCCTTTTCTGCGGGACAATCTTCCCACCTCCTATGTCACCCGCCAGTCCGGCAGGGAGTTGATATAATAACGCAGCGCGTCTGGTCCATGATCCTGTTCTTTCACAGGCTTTTCTTCTCCTCGCTGGCTGGATTTATCGTCCCAACGATATGCCCCCAGCTCGTTCCGCAACCCTTCGCACCGCTGATGAATCTGAATTTGACCACGGCTCATGAGTGTAGACGTTTTTCTGATACCGTCCAGTACATCATTTTTTGCGCTTATCACAAAAATCCCTCTGCTTTTCAGCTCCGCAATGAAGGAAGCGGCAGAGGGGTCTACCAATACTGCACAACCGCCTGTACCCATGAATGTTTCCAGATCGTCTGCATATTCCTTATCTGTTTTCTGTCGATGTTCTTCCCGGCTGTCCCAACGATATTCCCGATCGATACGAACCGTTTCCTGGTCGTCATATATGTCCAGAAAGACACAAGGATTCGTGGTACCATAGTCAATGGCAATCGTTCTTGTGGACCGCCAGACCATATCCACAGGGGCTTCTGCCGTGCTGTAAACATTTTTTTCTGCGGAGAACATGTCATAAATCAGACCTTCGGGAGAGCGGCGCAAGCCCAAAATATCGCGGGCATACCAGATACTTTTCCTGTCGTAGGTAGACAGGGTCTTACGCAGGTTATCGTCAGATACAGAAAGGTTATCAGCAATGGTGAAATGCCCATAGTTAAAACCATAGTCTGGATTTTTCTTTTGCTTTTTGGCGTGGAAGTCCAGCACTGTCTTATAATACCAATGCCCGTCCCCTTTCGGGTTCAGGTCGTGAAAAACTGCTCTCTCCGGACTGGTCAGTGTTCTGTCAAAAACCTCCTGAATAAAGTCCGCCGTACATTCATTGGCTTCTGTCACATACGCCATGCCGTAGGTATTCCCTTTGATAAGCTTTTCATCGCCACTTTTCCCACCGCCGGAAATCAATACGATTTTTTCGCCAACAGGTGTCTGGATATACAGGCAATCACGCTTTTTGTACTCCCCCTCACGGCAGCGTCCCTCAAAAAAGTTTTTCATGCCAAAACCGTCACAGTCCAGCACATTCAACTTTGCCGTTGCTGTGGATACCCCAGCGACCAGATGCAACCTGCTTGGGTGCCGTTCCAATCTGGTACAGAATGCTAAAGTGTTGACTACGTTCTTTCCGCCACGCTTCCCCCCTTCAGAAATATTCAGCCAATGGGTAAAGGTGCGGTCGAAATAGTCTTTCTGATTCTGCGAAAATGGAGCCGGAATGTTCATGCCTCGTCATCCCCTTCAAAGTCATGGATGTTCCGATTTTTTCCGGGATGCGTAAGGATTTCGGCTAGTGCCACCATATTGCTACCGATATCTTGTCCTTGTTCTGGCTTTTCACCCCAGCCGCGGAAATTATTGATCAGGCTGAATTTTGCACCATTGACACCATCACGGTCAAAAAGCCTGCCTTCCGCGTATTCTTCGATGCGGGACTTCGCGCGTGTTATCGTGTCAGCAAATTCTTTTTTGCCTTGGTATTCCATGAGGGATTGTCTGGACGCAAATCCCAACGCAAGTGCCAGACCTGTCACCGTTGGTGGCTTCGGCTGTTTGATATAGACCAATCCTGTTTTGGTGCATGTAGGATTCCCATTACTATCCAACAACAATTCCCCTTCACATTCTTTGAAATACGCGTCTATCTTTTCTTGTATTTCTTCTTTTGTCCGAAATTTCGGCGGTCTGCCGACATACTTATTTTTCGAAACAGTCACAGCTTCCACCGTCCTTTCTGCCTCCAAAGAAAAAGGACGCCCCGTAAGGCGTCCCAAAAGAAAGGAGGTGCATTTATGTCTTTTTCCACGATGACATTTTACCATATATTTGTAGGACATAATAGGACATCTTTATTGAATTTCAAAATGCTGCAACGCATGCCCATGAATTCTAGTAATATTTCGGTAACTGTACCCCATTTCTACTGCAATTTTCTCCCAGCTCTGCCACAGCAAATAGCGTCTGGACAGGATTTCCTGTTCTATTGTATCTGGAACCATGTCAATCTGCTGACGGATTTCCCGGTAAGTCACCATCTGCATTTCTTTTTCCGCTTCCAGTTCCCTCACCAGCTCGTCCCATCTTGCTGCATACCCAGACAAATCAGATGTACCACTACCATGCGGTAACCCATCCCCTAACCCAACAGGGCTTGTCTTGCTGGAACGCAGTTCTTCGATTTCCTCCTGAATCATTTTCGCCCTGCGCTTTGCTGCCTGATATCTGCGCAGGTACTGCTTCTTCTCTTCATTGTTCATCGGTATTCCCTCCCTGTTGGTTTATGCCGAATTTGGATACGCTCAATAAGCTCAAAATCACAGATTCGCAATAAATCTTTGATTAGTCTGATGATGCGGTTGGCATCCTCATCGGCTTCCTGCTCTCGTTTATGTATGGCATGTAAAACTGGTGAAGCAGTCTGGTCATAGTATCCGCTGCCATTTCGGCTGAGTTCGTCCATAGTCATTCCTCCCAAATCATAGGTGTACAATCAGGATTTACAAGGACTGTAAATACAGCACCAAAGTCAACATCACCAACTACATACATCACTTTTGTTTCTGCATGATATACTACGTGGTAGCCATCCCCATCATACACTTCCACAAACATTTCCTCTTGCCCTGCTTCCGCCTCACTCACCCCACAACATGCAAGGGATACGGCAATAACTGCCGCTGCGAGGGTGCAAATTAAAAACCGTTTCATTTTATCACCATCCCGTTTTATTGAATACCTCAAACCGTGCTTTTACCATAGGATGTTCCATAGCTGCGGCAATACTCATACCATGGTTCCGGGCAAATGTAACAGCATACTCTCCGGCTGGGTTAAGCATTTTATCAGGTGCTTCACTACCTGCAGGGACTTTTGCTTTTTTAGGCTTCCCCTTGTCGTTACATGCCTCATTGCAAGGCTTATCAAACTTCGAACAATAATTACAAGGTGTCATATATACACAAAAAGTCGAATTTTTATTTACCATCATGGTCACTCCTCCTTATCGTGAATGTTTCCGATGACTTCAAAATCTTTTTCTGGGGTAAAGCCATTCATCCAAATAGGGTTGTACGCACCTCTATCAATTACAAATTGACATTGTTCAGAAAAATATTTTACAGCCGCAGGGATTCCAGGTTTTTTGCTGCCAATTATTGAAATAATATCCCCCTCGAAAATTTTGACGCCATTTTTATCTTTCAATCCTATGTACTGGCAAACCGTAGATGGGTCTACCTCGCAAAAATCAATCCCTTCGATATTCCATTCATCACACGCTTTCCCTTTATAATCTGAAATAGCAATATTACCGACAAAAACCCTATTTGAATTCACCATTCCATCATCAAAAACATATCCTTCCGCCCATTCGCCAGTATCTAACCGTTTCGCCTTAAACAAAATCTCTCTCATAGCATCCTCTCCTAATTTTCCAGATCAATCGCTTCTCCCATACGATAAGTCGCTCTCTCATCCGCTGCTTTGTTGAATGCTTCTACAAACGCCTTAGTTTCTTTCTCTTCGATCAGTTCATAAAACATATCCTCTGCCCAATCTTCATACTGGTCATCACCAAGCATTTCCGTCAAATTTGTTATCAATTCTCTTTCATTGATCTGTACGGCATCTTTTACAGCTGTAAAAAATTCAAGATTGTATCCCTCATTATATGCAAGACAGCTTGCGATTTCCCCTGCTTCAATAACTTCAGTCATTCCTTCTTTATATTTGACAATGATCAATTCACTCTCTGGTATCTGTGATAAATTCTTCATTTTTCTCACCTCACGAATATTCTCTACACCTTACAGCGGTTCGCCCGTTATAAAATAATACACAAGCTGGATAAACGGCGTAAAAACAAAGAAGATTGATAACGCAACAACAAATAAAGTGGCTGCTGCGGTTTGCAAACGCGACTCTGTTCCGGATTTGAGTGCAAAGTATATCAGCACAAAAGCCAGAAACATCAGGGTCAGTTTATCCAACACATAAAATACAGCTTCAAAAAATGTCTGGATATTCATATCTGCCACCTCGCTCCTAAAAAGTTCTCTCTGACAGTTTCTGATTCGCTTCTTTATAGTTCAATCTGATAGGAAGCAAAAGCATTCTTTTATCATCTCTTACTTCAGCCGATCCTCTGTTGGGAACAAAGGAGTCAATAAGAACAGGCTCTTTCTCAGTCCCAAAACGAAGGACAACAGCTTCTTTTTTCTCACAAAATCCTTTCAATGCTCGCACAAGAAGTTTTGGATTTACAGCGATTTCGTACTTTTGCTGATCGCGTTCAAAGCTTCTGTTCACCAAACTTACATCCATGTATAATCCAGGTGGTACTGCTCTCTGAGTATACTTAACCCCATTTGAAAATGAGATATCCATCATGCCATTCAAAATCTGGATAGATACCTGTTCTGCACTTTTGGGAATCTGGACAACGGGAAGCAAACAAACAAAATGTTCTTTTTCTTGCACTTGTGTCTTAGTTTCTACTGCAGCATATCCGTCTGATGCAAACGCGCATAAGACACCATTTTTATTTTCAAGGTGGATGAACCGCATTGGTTCCTTTTCATGTTTCGTGTCCAAGGCAGCACTGCACACTTTGTATATTTCTTTTAACTGGGATACATTCAATTCAATCTTCATAAACATTACCTCCCATATTTAACTTTCAAAGACTCCATCAAATCATCTTGTACTTCTGTTTTTCCTTGTAAGCTTGCAAGTACTTGCTGGTCGACAGTACCATCTGTAATCAAATGATGAATGATCACACGTTCTGTCTGACCTTGTCTATACAATCTGGCATTTGCCTGCTGATATAGCTCCAAACTCCATGTCAAACCAAACCAGACTATGATGTGCCCACCTGCCTGCAGGTTTAACCCATGCCCAGCACCAGCCGGATGTGCAAGCAGCATGGATATCTCCCCATTATTCCAGTCTGAGATATCTTGGCTGCTTTCTAATTTCCTTGCATTCGGAAACCGTTCCTTGATCCGTTCTAGGTCATGCCGGAAACTATAGAAGCACAATACAGGTTTTCCGTTCGCGGCTTCCACCAATTCCTCCAGCATATCCAGCTTTTTATCGCTGGTTTTTACATAATCTCCATTACCCAGATACATTGCCCCGTTGCTAAACTGCAGAAGTTTTCCTGTCAGCGCTGCTGCAGTCGCTGCTGTGACTTCGCCCTCTATAAACTGGATATACTGTTCTCTTTCAAATTTCTCATAGGCTGCCATTTCTTTTGGTGACAACGTTACCGTTTGAACACTATCTATCCTTTCCGGAAGTTCCAGCCAGTCTTCAGCTTTCATACTGATACAGATATCTGATATCTTTTGATTGATACTGTCCTCAGCCTCCGGCTTTGGTTTATAGTTAAAAATCGTTGTCTGGTTTCTTTGGTTTGGTGTAAAGTATCTTTCTCGGTACCCTGAAATGGTTTTTCCTAATCGTTCGCCCCCATCCAGTAGATAGATCTGGCTCCACAGGTCGATCAATCCATTTGGCGCTGGTGTCCCTGTCAACCCGATCACACGGCTGCTACGGGATATGTACTTACGAAGCGCCCGAAATCTTTGCGCCTTTGGACTTTTAAAGCTGGAAAGCTCATCGATCACAACGGCATCAAACATCCAGCCATCTCCTACTTGGGAAAGTTCATCACATAACCAAACCACATTTTCCCGATTGATGATATAGATATCAGCCTCTCTGGCAAGCGCCCTCCGGCGTTGTGTCGGGGTTCCCAATATCTTTGATATAGTAAGCCCCTGCAGATGATCCCATTTTTCACTTTCCCTGCTCCATGTATCCTCTGCCACTCGCAAGGGGGCTATCACCAAAGCCTTTCCAATTTCAAATCGGTCGTACATCAGGTTATACAATGCAGTCAATGTGACTACAGTTTTTCCCAATCCCATTTCCAAAAATAAGCCGCAGCGAGGATGTTCGTATATATGCTCCTCCGCCAATTCCTGATATTTATGCGGGCTGTATTTCATTCTGGTTCACCTACTTCCTCACTGATTTCATTTACATAGGCTTCGACTCCACTTTTGCTGTCTATCACGTATACGTGAAACCCCAAGCCTGTCAAAATTCTATGTACAGCTGTCTGTAAAGGTCTGGGCTTCTTCCCCTCTGCCTTTAACTCCACAAAAGATACTTTTCCTCCCGGAAGTAAAACCATGCGGTCTGGCAACCCTGACATACTAGGGGATACAAACTTTAACGGGAGCCATCCTTTCTTTTTGCATTCCTTGATGAAAAATCTTTCAATGTTACTCTCTTTCATAAAAATCCTCTTTTTTCCGTTTTAGAAAGTTACACGTAAAAACCTTGAAAATATCAGTAAAATTAAGTTTTTGTAACTTTGTAACTATGTTTGCATAAAGGTCAACGAAATATAGAATTTATAGAGTGTATTTAGTTCTATAAATTCTTTAATTCAATATACTTACACATACAATAAAGTTACAAAGTTACAAACATATAGAAAAGGCTGATATTTCGGGAAAAACTTGTGTAACTTTCTATTTTTACAAGGTTACATTTTTCTAATAAAACCTTTCTGAACTCCGTAAATATCAGAAAACCGCAAACTTCTTTTCGCTCGAATCCATTCACCTGTTTTTTCGATGATGTCATTGATCTCTTTACTTTTCTGTCGTGACAGATCCTTTCGTTCACCGTTGAACAGCTCGCACCAGATTTCCAGTGCACATACCTTATCTCGGTACACTTCACCCTTGATATCCGAAACGAACGATTCATTCTGAATAAAATCCCTTCTGGTAGATAATTCTATTTCATCCCAGTTTTTGGGTATCTTTTTATCAAGGAATGCAAGCACAGCACCCGCCAAAGGACTCTCCTCCAAATGACTATCCTGCACTTCTTCCGCCATACGTTTTAGATCATCATTCCACATGTAGAACTTTTCCCCATTCCGGAACAGGCTAACAGCTTCAGCCCAAATCTGATCCACGGCCTTTGTATCCAGATCCTTCCATACATCCTTTACTGCCTTTTCCGGATGCACGTCCACTGGAAAAAATCGGCGGTTCCCAGTCATATCTTTCAGGAAATCATACGTATTGGTAGTCCCAAAAAATACGCATTGTCGCTTATGGGTTTCTACATGATGCCCATAGGCAGCCCGATAGGAGTCTTCACTTTTGGAAGTAAATTGCTTTACAGTTTCTACCTCATACCGTTTCATGGCTGCCAGCTCACCGATCTCGATGATCCAAAAGCCTTGAATCTGTTCATAAGCTTCTTTTCCCTGCATAGTCGTCAAGGTGTCCGAAAACCAATCACGCCCAAGTTTTTTGAGAATCGTACTTTTCCCGCAGCCCTGCGGGCCTACTAAAACCACCACATTGTCGTATTTAATTCCAGGGGCGAATATTCTGGCCACCGCGGCGGTCAGAGCAATTCTGGAAACAGCTCTCGTATAGGCATTATCCTCTGCGCCCATAAATTCGATAAACAGAGTCTCCACGCGCGGAACACCATCCCACACTAGGCTTTCAAGATAGTCCCTTACTGGGTGGTATCTGTTTTCATTGGCTACCAGCCCCCACGCGTCTTCAATATTGGCTTTTCCCTTGATCTGGTAAACCTTTTCTATGTAGTACCGAAGACCAGAATCGTCATTATCTTCCCAGTCACGTTCTCTCTCGTCCGTGTTCCACGGAAGGGCGCCAAAGACGCGGTATTTTTTGGTGAACTCATTTTTCCGGATTTTTCCTTTCAGAAGTGGGTCACGGCTCAGTATCATTTTTGCATTGTGGATCGTGGCCATATAGTTCCCTTTACCATCCACATCCATTTCTAATACCCAAGAGTCATCGTCTTCATCTTCCGCGATGGAAATACCAGCAAAATCCTTTTGTGAACCAGCGGTCCGCTCTTTGTGCAGTGTCATACGAACACCAGCGTCATTAGATGCTAAGTCCCGCATTTCCAAATAAGATGGCAGCTTTACCGTTGGCGTTCCTTCCGCTGCTTCCTCGTCCAATTCGCGAAACTTATGGAGCCGGACAAGGTCAAAAGCATTACACAGTACCCCACCCGCAGGATCTGTGGCGTGATTGGAGTAAATGAATTTTCCATCATCGTATATGACAGCACCAGCAGCAGTGCTACCAGCCGCATAGGTATACCGGTCTTCCATAGCGCATGGTATATATACGCCTGGAAGAAATTTTTCCATAGCTTCTTCCACGTTATATGTTCTGCAGAAAGCACCGACAATCCCATTTTTAGAACACGGGTCTTCCTGTTTTTTCAGCAGTCTATCTTTCCTCTGCAGTGTTCGGCCAGACACAGGCCATTCGGATACATCTGTCCAGTCCTTATATTGCTGCAGGATAGAATCTACAGACAGAAATTCACCTTTTCCAGTACGAAATACATACTCCCCATCCATGCTGGTGCTTGGCCAGTACATCAATCTATGCGGCTGGTAAGTTGTATCATCAAACTGGTCTATGCCAATGTTATCTGCTATTTTCCGCGCTACCGCTTCGTATTCTTCAGCTGTTGCCGACCGATCCAGGGGGATCAGAAGTCGCAGCCTAGGTTTTTCCGGTGTATGCTTATGGGTAGAATACACACACCATGCGCAGGAAAGAAAAATGTCAAGCTGGTCACAGAAATCTACAGCCGCAAAGTCAGCATCCAGCGTGATAATATCTCGGCTTTCCACGTTTTCAGCTTTTCGACTTCCATTCTTCAGCTTTCCGGCAACGAAACCGCCGATATCCTTGATCTTATCCTGCTGTGACTTGGTCATGTTTTTATATTCGCCTTGTGATTCAGGGGTTCTGGACGTGGTAGACAACCTTTCCACAAGCGCCTCCCAGGTAAATGTGGTATTCTTCCATATCTTCGTTGTTCGGCTGTTTCCTGTCGCAATTCTTAATGTCCGCACTATATCACCCCTTTAGTCATCTTTTTTATAATACCGGCACTCATAACCCGCTGCTGTTAATGGCAACCCCGGCGCCCAGCTGATCGGTTTTCCCATCAAGCTGGTAACATCCTCAACAGATCCCGTTCCTTCCGGAACATCCAATACAGCTTCATCGTGTACATGAAAAACTGTTCTATATCCTTTCTGTTCCAAACGAATAATACTTTCTGCTAGACAATCTCTCGCTACAGCTTGTACTATGTTTTCTACCAGCTTACCGCCCCAAGTTTCTAATTTTGTCCATGTCCTCTTGGTCTGGTCAACACCCATGTAATGAATAGAAGGGCTGCCGAAACGGTTTTCTCCAATTTCCGGTTTAACATAGGCTATCTTTCTGCCGCTAGGAAGACCAACGAAAAGTATACCAGCCTCTCTGACAAAGCTGATTCCATGACGGATTCTGGAGGGCTTTCCTTTGATTGCATCCATGGCAGCTCTCTCCACTGTTTTCCAAAATCTCGTGATGGCTGGATTAGACCCGCGCCACATATCGACCAACGGCTGCAGTTCTTCTACTGGGATTCCCATTTCAAGTGCACCCATACTGGTAAGGGCTGATACACCCCCACCATAGCCTAATGCCAGCTCTGCGATTTTCCCTTTTTGTCGAAGATGACCATTGACTCCGTGCTTTACCACTGGTACCTTGAACATTTGAGAAGCTGACGCGCAATAGATATCACCACCTTCGGCAAACACGTTCAGACGCCAAATTTCATCGGCAAGGAACGCGATCACACGGGCTTCGATGGCAGAAAAGTCTGATACGATAAATCTGCAGTTCTCCGAGGGAACCAACATGGTACGGATCAGCTCCGAAAGAGTCTGTGGGACAGAAAAAAGAGTCTGAAATAAATCATAATCCCCACTGCGAACAAGCTCTCTGGCAAGATCCAAATCGGCAAGATGGTTTTGTGGAAGATTCTGCACCTGTAAAATTCGCCCTGCCCATCTGCCGGTACGGTTGGCACCATAGAACTGCAAAATTCCACGAACCCTTTTATCTTGGCACATAGATCTTTTGACAGCTTCATACTTTGCAATCGATGTTTTTGCCAATTCCTTTCGAAGCAGCAAGGCGGACTTTAGCACATCATCTTGTGATGTTTCAAGCAGATTCTTCACTGCTTTCTTATCTAAGCTTTCCACGTTCTCCCCTGTGCGACTCTCCACCCATTTTTTCAGCTGTGCCACCGAATTTACGTTTTGCAGATTGGTGATGTTCTGCAGCTGTTCCATTCGATCTTCTTTATGGATTTGGTTAAAAAGGATCGCATTTTGTGTAAGCACCTCATCCACACCAACACCACGATCAAGTATCCTCTGGTCGATTTCCCATAATTTTTGTTCACTGTCTTTTAAAGGGAATCTAGCCAGCTTTTCTTTGATTGCTCTTTCTACGACTACGTCCTGGATGTTATACTCCTTATAAGCTTTCCACTTTTCCATATCATGTTCCGGAAGGTTTCTGGTGCGTTCTCCATTTGATTTTGTCGGTTTACAAGGCTTTGAAAAGTAGTTGATCAAGGCTTTACCTCTGGTATCCTTCTGTTCAGACAACCCAAAAGCACTGGCAACTCCGGCAAGGTTCTGCGGAAGTCCTAACTCTGAAGAAGCTACAGCAGTACACCTCCACTGTTCCGGGGGGAGGAAATCAGTAAGCCCAAGATAAACAGAGATACAAACTCTTTCAAAATTTGCGTTATACGCAGTTTTCACAATATCTGGATCTGTCAAAGCCTCCACAATGGATTCTGGAAGTTTTTCTCCACAAGCTAGATCTATCTGGTGCACCGTATCATCATCGTCAAAAGCGTAAGCAAACAGCAGGATTTCAAAATCAGGAGCCTCCGAATATCGGTAGACTCCTGTTTTCGTTAAATCCTCGCTGCTATACGTTTCAATGTCGATCGACATTTCACGCATAACAAACCACCCCTTTTTAGCTCAGGTAATCTTCATCTTCTTCGATAAATCCAGCAAAGTCATCTTCTACACGGCTTCTACCACCCAGAGGTTCCCCATCTCGTGTCTTCATCAGATGATTCAGCCCGCAAGCGATACCCTTGTTTCCGTTGCTATTAAACGCGTAGAAATTGATAGATGCGTGGCCATAGCAGCCGCTATAAAGATCTGTACTGTCAATGATCGGCTGACCGTTTTTATAAACCAGACCAGGCTGCTGGTTACAGTTGGCGTTTACGAAGTAGCAACCCGCATAAGTTTCATCGTCCGGTCTCTCATCGTCCCCATCTCTCAAAGGCAGTTTCAGAACTGCAGGAATTTTTCCGCCGAATTTTCCGATACCAGCCTGCTTAGCTGCTTCGACCGCTTTGTTAATAGCGGCGATAGTCTTTTTATCTGATTTCGGGATCAGCAGGCTAACGCTGTATTTTTCGTCGCTGCCGTTGATGCTGCTTTTTTCAAATACATGCAGGTAAGAAAAACGAACTTCGCCTGTGATAACTTTTGTTGCCTGATTCATATTTGTTGTGTTACTCATATTAAACTCCTCCTTAATGATCCATTACATTTTCAAAATCTTTGGCTGCTGATTCTGACGAACCAAATGCTGGCCGGTTGTCGGTGATGGGAACCAGCGTAGGTTTTCCCTGCGGTTTCACAACAAATTCACCTAACAATTTTTCAAATTCTTTTTTCCCCAGATACTTTTCCAGAGCAGATACTGTTTTCAACTTACGCGGCCAGATATCATCTTCATTAAACCCTTTTGCAATCAACTGGCCGGCGATCAATGTATCATCCAAATTAAAGACACGATTACTACGGCCTTCTACCACCTTGTATCCCGGGAATTCTGCACCGTTGTTCACCACTTCGTCCAGAGCATAATCTTTGATCAGGGTAGCCCATTTCGACAAAGCTTCGGCTTCTTCCAGAATTTCTGAAATTTCTTCAGGTGATAATGTTGCAGGTTTAGCAAATTCATATTTGGCCATTTCCATTCTTTTTTCTGCGTAGGCATGACAAATAGGTCTAGCCTTGCAAAAACCGCTGTCGCAGTGAGGACCAGCGAAGAATTTTTCGGAACCTGCATACGCCTCTTGGGCTGTCAGTTTGACGGATTCTCCCCACTGATATAACACGCTGGTTTCCATCGTCTCCGTATCGATGATATCTTTTCTCGGCTGGAAAATCGTCATGGAAACCTCTTGGATGTCATAGAGAAAATCATAGGCGGATAATGCACCTAAGGCATACAAGCGCAGCTGTGGATTGTCCTGGGCGTATACGGCAACGCCTTTTCCATACTTCAGATCGATGATATGTACTTTGCCATTACCGATGATGATGCAGTCACCAGTACCAAATCCAGCTGGCACCCAATCGGAAAAATCAAGTCTTTGTTCCAACAGAAGTACTGCGTCTGGTGTTTCTCGTTTCACTGCGTTAAATTCCTCAATTACAAAATCACGGTAGGCATCCGTGTAGTCTTCCATATCTTCATCTATGGGAAGGTCTTTGATGGCTTTGTGGTACTTAGCTCGGGTGAACTCTTTTAATGCCAGACGTATCTTTGCCTCCCCCAATGCATGGGCGGCTGTTCCTTCTGAGGCATATTCGCTCGGTTTTTCTCTAATCTGTTCTTCCAGCGTGATTGATCCAGGACAATTCATCCACTTTTTGGCGCCAGACGCAGAAAGTTTAGCGTGTACTTCCGGCATATCACATCACCGCCTCAGCTGCAGCTACGGCTTCTGCGTAGTTCTTTGGTTCCAGATCAGTTACTCTGGTTACGTTGAACTGTTGCAGCAGTTCTTTTGCCTTTGCAGCCCCATACTTTTTACCAACTTTGGCAAAGGCTGCTCTTACGTCTTCCACTGAATAAGACTGCTGCTCATCAGCCTCAGGTTCTTTGATAACCTCTGTATTCTGTGCATTCTCACAGGCGTCCTCAATGGTTTCAGTTTTGACCTGTTCTTTTGCGTCCATAACCGCATTTACCACACAATCTGTCACTGTCTGTCTGGTATCATTGGATTCTGTTTTTTCTGAAAGCTGATGGCCAATCGCTTTCAAAGTATCCATAATATCAGGATGTCTTACTAAATCTCTTTCGCTGATAGTGATTACAATTTCCATGGTTTTATCCTCCTTATATTGATTTTTAACTTTTGTTCTGGTATAGTGATGGTGGTTTATTCTTTTCCTCCCACACTGCGCGCCAACGCAAGGGAGGATTTTTATTTGCTGTTTTTCGCTTTGATCTGTGCCGCTGCGTAATAGCGGTTTTTCCAGTCACGCTTGTCCTGTTGCAGGGCTTTGATTTCCTCCAGAGCAACTCCCAGAAACAAAACCAGCACTCCGATTACCACCAACAGCGTAATGATGAGCTTGTCCATCTTTTTTCCCCCTCTCCATGCGACGCTTGTATGTACATCGCGGGCAAAGATAGCCGTGTCTGGTGTCCTGCTCTTTCGCAATGTTCCAGATTCGACCGCAGTCGCCGCAAACTACATATCGATGACCTTCTCTCATACAACATCACCAGATGTATCTGTTTGCAAAGGCGTAATATGGTATGGATCAGACACATCATAGCCCTCATATTTTTCCAGAAAAGCAATTAAAGCTTCTCTGCGGCATTTCAGCTGACCAAGTTTCATAAATGGCAGCAAGCCAGCTTTGTTCAAGTCATAAACTCTGTTAGGATTGCACCGGAGTATTTTGGCTACCTCTGGCACTGTGTATAACAGTTGTTCTTTCATGCGCTCTATCTCCTTTCTGAACTATTTCAGTTGGTTTTTCTGCTTTTATTAAGCCATATAGCTGATTAAATTTTTCCTGTAGCATTTCATGAACTTCGCCAGCTTCTCTTTCAATGATATTAGTGGTGGTTTTATAAACCTGGCTATTACTAGCGAAACATGTTCCTTCTACAAAAGAATCGTATTGTAATAGTGTAATCGCATGTAATTCTTCTGCTTTATTCACCACTTCTTCTAAATCTAGGATTGCGGCGATTATTTTTTTTTCGTCCATTTTGTCTTTTACCTCACTTTACCATTCCACAATTGGCAGATACCCAAGTCCTTTTAGGAATTCATAGAGAAACAGTCTCCCTTTCTGAGTCCAGTAGGTATGTGGTTTGGTATGCTGGATACCCTTTGCGTCAATGAAAGGCTCTTTCTTCGTGCTTGTATAACCTTTTTCAGCATATTTCTGATACAGCAGCCATACACCACGCTGTTTATACTGAACCTTATTTTCGGATAAGATCTTATTTAACCACTTTGCACTCTTACCATAATCTTTTGCAATTTCCGTTACAGAAATCAAATCAGGACACTGCAGTACTAAATCATAATACGTTGCCTTTGGATTCAACTCTGCAATCTGTTGCTGCTGGACTGCATTTAGCATCTTGAGGGATTTGACTTCTTCCGTTCTGGCTTCAATAGTTTTTTGAGCCACCATCAGAGCCTTTGCCATCAATTCAGCATCTGTAAGTTGTTCCTGTCCTACGATATATCCACCTGTCTTTCTGATGGAAGGAAGTACCTCTGCTGTTACCCAATGCTTAAATTTTTTGGCATTTGGCATCTTACTTGAGAGGATAAGACTGTAAAGTCCTGATTCGTTGATAACCGTTAAATCTTGGATTCCACCAAGGGTGTCGCATTTTGCTACCCCCTTATCTTCATCATCAACTCTCTTTTTAAGCGCATCATTTGGGTTACTGTAGCCAAGAATGATTGCCACATCTCGACCAACAAACCTAACCTCACCATTTACTGTAGTCGTTCTCACAGAGCCAAACTCCGCATTTTCAAAAATCTGTAATTCATTCATTTACTTTCCTCCTTGTTCGAAGCGTTAATACAATCTATAAGTTCGTTAATTGGAATCTTGGTTACTGAAGAAACTCGCAAAAGAATATCAGCTCTAGGAATAGATTTGTTCCATCCTCTAATTGTGGCATTTCCAAGTCCACATTCAGATTCCAATCTTGAGATATTTGTGCCGTTTACCTTGCACCACTCTTCCAGACGTTTTAATAGCATCTACTTACCTCCTCTCTATCAAATTGTTAGAGAAAAACCTATTGACTTTTTATAGATAATACTCTAAAATAAGAATTGTCCAGAAACTATTTTTTAGAGGTCATTCTATATTTAGGCTTTTCTCTAACTTTCTAAGCCAATTATATAGAGTATCCTCTATTTTGTCAAGAACATTTTTAGGTTTTACACTAAAAAAAATGGAGGTTATTTTATGAATAGCGTAGAGCGGGTAAAAGCGATATGCAAAGAAAGGAAAATAGCAATAAGTAAATTAGAAAAAGAATTGGGATTTTCAAATGGTTATATCGGTCAACTAAAAAAGGGAGTCTTCCCAGAAGATAGACTTAGAAAAATTGCGAAATACCTGAATGTTTCTACTGAATATCTTGCTACTGGAGAAGAAACTCCTGCTAACTCAATCGAAAATTTGGACGGTATATACCTTAGTTTGGCAAGAGAAGCGCAACAAAATGGAATTGATCCTGAAGATATTAAGCTTGCTATTGAAACAATCAAATCAATAAAACGCTCAAGAGGTGAATAGCTTGGAAAACCACCATATTAACTACTGCACAAAAGATGATTTGTATAAGTATGTAGCAAAAACAAAAGAACTTATGGGTATAAAATCAGATGCAGTTGGACTTGATTTTTATAGAACTTGTAGTCACCTTAAAAAATTAGATGTTAGAATAGTCGACTTTAAGGATAGATCTCTGCGAGGTTTGTCAGTTCCAAAGGAAAATATTATACTTCTGAACTCTTCTAGAAATAAAGCAGAAAGAAACTTTGACTGTGCTCATGAATTTATGCATGTTACAAAACATAAAAATGAAAACTTTCAAACCTTTAATTGTTTTGATAACTTACGACCTCAACAGAGCCCTTTTCTAGAATGGCAAGCAAACGAAGGCGCAGCGGAAATGCTAGTTCCATATAAAATGTTTATCCCTATGTTTTGTGAATCAATCTCTAACTGTGAAACATATGCAGATTATTACTCATTTCTAGAGTTCCTGTCCTGCATCTTTAATGTTCCAATTGCAGTTATTGAGCTAAGAGTTGACAATCTAAAATACGAAATTCATCAATACGAAAACGGCTGTGATATTAACCATATTCGCCTGTTATCCAATAAAAAGCAGGCTCAAAGAGGAATTCATATTACATCCTATAACACCTTGTTTGATTTCCAAAACTGGATCATATAAAACAAAAAAATCCCCCTTCCTGCGCCAACAGGAAAGAGGATTATATAAGCGGTCATACCGTGGTATAACAGCCCTGAACAAGCAAATTATACCACAAGACCGCTTTATTTGCCATACCCAAAAATAAAAAGGAGGTATGCCTATGAAAGGCGGAACAAGAAAACGTGGTAAAACATGGTCATATTATTTTGATGCGGCTGCAGTCGGCGGCAAGCGGAAAAAAATTGAGAAAGGAGGATTTCGTACCAAGAAAGAAGCCGAAGCCGCTCTTGCAAAAGCCCTATCAGAATACAATAGAGCCGGAACAGTCTTTGAGCCATCAAATATCAGCGTTGGCGATTATCTGGATGAATGGCTAGAGCAGTATGTTAAACCAAATCTGACAACAAATACACTTGATAACTACACACAGCTTATTCGGACACACGTCATTCCAGTTATTGGTGCTTATCGCTTGTCTACAATTCAAACGGCAACGATACAGAAACTGCTCAATTCTATGAAAGAGAAAGGGTATTCAAAATCGACTGTGTCGTCCATCAAATGCATCCTGTCTGGCGCGTTTGGTTATGCTGTGGAGCCATTACACTATATACAAATAAATCCCTGTAAAACGGCAAAAATCGGGAAATTTGCAGTCAAGAAACGAACACGGGTTATCGTCCCAAAGGAGTCATATGCAGAGATAATCAATCTGTTTCCTTTTGGGTCTTATGAACATATACTGCTTATGCTTGGTTGGAACTGCGGATTGCGTATTGGTGAGTGTTTGGCTCTAAGTTGGGACTGTGTCGATCTTGAAGCAAAAACAATCCAGATCAAGTATCAACGTGTCCAAGGTAGTAACGGATGGGTACTGAAATCACCAAAATACGACTCTACAAGAACGTTACAGATCAGCGACTCCTTATGTGCTTTGCTAAAGGCAGAAAAACACCGACAGATCGGAAACGAAATACTATACGGAGAATACTATACCGTTTACGAATCAGAACCGATAAATCAGAAAAATGAAATTCATTTGCATGGTGTTAAAAAATCTGAACAAGAGCAGAACCGTATATCTTTCGTATGCATCCGTGATAATGGTGTTTGGGTTGGCAAGAATGATGTAAGTAGGATCTCCAAAAAAATCCGAGAAGCAATACTTCCAGAATTTGACTATCATTCATTACGACATACACATGCCACTATGCTGGTTACCGCTGGCGTTAACATCAAAGCGATACAACAACGTCTTGGACATAGAGATATAGCTACCACCCTAAATACCTATGCGCATTGTACAGATAGCATGGAAAGGGAAGCAGTAGAAGCGTTTGAAAAACTGTGCGAAAAAATTTTGCCACCCATGTAA